CAGTTGCATATTCTTTTTCCCAACGCTTCGCTATTTCTGGATGGTTAGCATGTAAATATCTTCTCTGCTTTTCAGATTGAAAGGGCATTACTTCTTGCCTCCCGACCCTAATGGCTTATCTACATGACCTCCTTTTTTATTTCCGGCTCGCATCTCTGCTAACACTAATTGTATCGCTGATAATTCTGACATTGCACCTAAATTATCACCTACACGTTTTTCGAATGCTTTTCTTTTTGATGCACTCCAATTTTTTGTATATTTATCTGTTAAGCTAGACATTAGCTTCTTGGGCCTTTTAATTTCTTAACATCGAATCTTTTCGTTGCATCAGACTTTGCTTTTGCACGATTAGACATTTTTTGTTTTTCAATTGAAGTTGCGGCTCTTAATAACGCTAAATCTTCGTTTTGTTCCATTTTATCTTCCTGAAGATCTTTATTCATCAATAATTTGGACTTATCTAAATTAATTCGAGCTTCATCCTCTTTTTGTTTTCTTAAATTGTCTTGAGCCTTCAAATCTAGCTCTCTAGCTCTTAATTTAGCGATTGGATCGTTACCAAAGTCGCCACTGACCTTTTTCTCTTCGTTTAAGAAGTCTTCAGTCATTTCTGCGATCAAAACAGCCTTACGAGCTTCGATTTCAATGGCTAAATTGTCCGCTTCTTGCTTCATACCTTGTTGTAACTGTGGATTCATTTGCATTTGTTGTTGAATTTGCGGATTTTGCGCTAAATCTTGCTGAATTTGCTGCATTCTTTCAATTTTGTCTTTAAATTCTAGTTGAACTTGCTCATCTGCCATTAAAGCGATGTGTTCAAAGATGTTTTTTTCCAAAGAAGCCATAATAACAGGGTTATTCTTCGCCATATTAGTTGCCATAAACGCAATATGCGCTGCAATGTGTGCTCGATGGTCTTGTCCAGTAAAAGCTTGGAAAGGTTTTCCACCAATTGCATCAATATGCTCTAATGCTGGGTTCTTTGGTTGTGGTTGTGGAGGCGGTGGAAGTATTTGATCAATATTTTTTACTCCAATAGCCTCATACATATCTCGATACGCTTCATACATGTTATGCATCTGCGGATTCGATTGTGCTAATTGTAATTCTGTCTGTGCGATAGAAACTCTTTGTGTTGCAGAAAATATATTTGGATCAGCAACAGGAAGAATATCAATTCTATCATCAAAATCTGTTTGTTTAATTTGTCTCTCTCCACCGACAACGTCGTATGGATAAACGGGTGGTAAGTAAGTTGAAAATACATTCGATAATAAAACAAATTCATTTTTCATCGATGCATACAATCGCTTATGGATTGCTGACATCACCCTCGAACCACGTTCTAAAAGAGCTACGGTCGTACCAACAGCGGCCTGTTGGTTCCCGTCCCCGACCTGCATGTCAGCAATGGACGCGAATCTTTGTCCTGCCTGTACACAAACACCCATCAAATGTAATAAAGTCTGTGATGGTTCTTTGTAAGGCAAATTCATAAAAGCATCTTTTAGATTTCCACCCGGAGCATCGACATCTCGCCATTCCCCTGGTTGAAGTGATTGGGCATCATCTCTAACTCTGATCCCTCTCTGTTTGAATCCTGAAGGTAAATTGGAGAGTGTACCTGCATCTATGAGTTGACGAAGCGCAGACGTTGCTGCTCTTGTTAGACCGCCAATCATATGGATTAATCCAAAGCCATAAAATCCTAGTCCAGGCAAAAATTTGAAATGGACAAAATATTGAACTTTAGTTTTCTTTGGATCGTCTACTTTATAGTTTCTTCTAATAGATAAAACTTTTCGCGTTCCATTGTCGATTGTAACAATGTATGGAATTTTGATCCCCGTAGGCATTCCATCTTGGCCTCTATCTTCAAAGCCTTCTAAGTCTAAATCAACATGACATTCTATTAATGTATAGATTGGGTTATTCTTTTGATAACCTGTTGCTCTAGTTCCTTCAAGCTCTCGTTCTTTTTTCTTCAGTTCAGTTTCTTCTGCATACGGTTTGCCTAAGTCTATATCTCTATAGAACCCAGATACTTGTTGCTTGCGAAGATCGTTTGCTGAAATTTTTAAAACATGACAAATGGCTTCCGCATCCTCTAATGAGGTAGCGGAATACGGAACCACTAAGTCATCTGCAGTGACGAACTTTGATACAGCTCGCCCCAGTAAATCGTCGTAATAAACTTTTTTAAACGTTGAACCTGCAAGTGGTAGATAAAATAACATCTGATCAAATTCAGGTTCGTACTCTTTCATGACATCCATAATTTGGAAGTTCATAAATTCTTTAACTCTTTGTGCTTGGTCTTGTTTCATGACATCAGCTTTACCTAAAATCTGAGTTCTAATAGGACCATTAGCAGGAAGTAATTCTTTATAAGCTTGCGCTTGAAATTGGGTAACGGCTTCAGCTAACACTGGATGTGTTGCACCTGAAGCTCCTTGGAAAGGTCTTGTTCTTTGTTCGAATTGAAAACCTAAAAGATCTAATCCTTTCGTGTATGATCTTTCCCATTCTCTACGTGACTCTTTGTAGTCCGTAAAGTTTGCGTATAATTCTGAACCGATTGGCTCTAAAATAGAATCTGGTAATAAGTCGGCTAAGTTAGCATAGTGATCGTCGCCAGCTTCTGGTGACACGGCACCAGGATCAAAATCAACCTCAACTGATCCATCTTCATTTTCTGTAATCTCTGTATTCTCAGGTGATGGCATTGATTCTTGAACTTCAGTTTGAATCTCCACTTGCTCATCTGGACTAGGAATTTTTACACTTTGCCTTACGTTAGGAAGGCCCTTATCTATTTCTGCCATTTATTTTCTCCAATTTTACAGGTTTATCTTGTTTTGTTTCTTTAATCAAGTCTCTAGGCGCTGGTCCCTTGAGAGGGGGTATTTCTTTCCATTTAACATGTTTCATGTTTTTAACTAGCGTTGGGTTCTTCACTAATAGTACTCCTTAAAGTCCATTGGTTTGGGAGTATCCTTATAATCTTCTGGGTGACCTAAGAGTCCTCCTTGTCTAAATCTCATGACAGCTTGAGTTGTACTATCGACTAAGTCATCATGTTCGCCAAAGGGAAATGCTGCACATTCCTCCATGACTTCTTGTGCAAACTGCAAATGTGTAGGGGCCCAGATTTGTCCGGCCTCAAACATCGGCGATACTGCATTAACTCTACTATGTTTATCATTTCCTCGGCTGGGCGTAAAGTTAATAACAGGGATTCCCATATTTCTTAATTCGTATGTCAGAGGCAGTCCAGCAGCTTTAGCTTCAACTAAAACTATCTCAGGCTCCCAATATTTATAGAGTTTGAGTGCCTCTCTTCTTAAATCAGGGAACTCGTATCTATCTTTAACTGCATCGAGCAAAATTAAATTAGGTTTGGAATCTTCGTTTTCACGGAAAACACCCCAGGTGGTTATAGCACTAAAGTCAGCAGTTTCTTTTTTAAGATAAGCTGTATCGTAAGATTGTATAACATAGTCACAATGTGGAATGCCTCTAGATTCTGGCCACTTGCGCCACCATTCTCGTTTAATCAAAGCTCCTTCTTCAGAAGTCGGATTCTGCATATACTGAGCATTCCATTTTGGAACAGCAACAGAAGCTTTAACTGAAAGTAATTGTTCCAAGTCCCAATATTCTGGCCACACGGGTTTACCTGATGGCATGATCGCTGGAAACTCTACGACTTCCCATTGATCTGCTTTAGGTTCACTTTGTGCTTTTTGTAAGAGTCCAGTTAGATCTCCTTTATTCCATCTTGTCATAACCAGGACAATTCTTCCTCCTGGTTGAAGTCTTTGTCGTGGTCCTGCTGTGTACCATTCATAAGCTCGATCTAATGCTTTCTTGGACATAGCATCTTGCTCAGAGTGAGGGTCATCAATAATTAATAGGTCAGCACCCCTTCCGGTTACAGCTCCTTCAACACCAACTGCGAAATACTCGCCACCTTGTGCTGTTTCCCAGCGACCAGCGGCTTTGCTGTCTTCC